TTGAATAGGTCGGAACTTGCTTTATAATTCCAAGTGTTGTTACGCGCTTGGTAGTCAGTTGTTGCGGTTAGTGATGTCCTTACTAATATCAAGCAATGAAGTCCAATCTTTGGAAACAGCTTGACTGATGTACTCGTTGAATGGAATGAAATCAATTTCTTTTTGGTTGACCTTGTTAGGAATCACTACCAAGTTATACATTTTGAAAAGTGAATCCATAAACTCACTACATTTCATAATTGGCGCATTCGCTGACCAATCAATTAAGTTTCCATATAATGGCTTACTAATCTCTTGCGATTGAAATGTAATATCGTTTAATCTAAAATCACCTGCAAACGCATTAAGTGCATTAAGCGAACTTCCAACGCAATCAATTACAACTTCGATAGTATCACCTGTATTTAAAAATTGTGTGCTATCTCCAGTATTGACTAAAATTGGAGTATTGATTATCCCTTGTTGATATCCATCCGTATCAAAATTGTAACAAGTTATATTCGCTTGATTTGATAAATACGTTTTGTTTCCAAGTGAATCAGTCCTTAATAATTTCAATCCAATCGTTCCTAAAAATTCCTCACCAACAAAACTTGGAATAACCTCAATATCAAGGAATACAGCAATTTGATAATTACCATTGAAAGGAACGGTATAAACGTTTCCTGCGATATTACTTCCAGGGTCTTGATTTATAGTAAGTGTTGGTAAATGAGCAACCTTATAAGTGCTACCATTTACGGTCTCATTTGCGAATGTACTTGAATCTATCGTTGTAGTTGTTCCATAACCTGTCAACTTGAATTTTGCAGTTTCAGGATTACCTCCGCCTTGTTGTATTTGTCCTGCTTCGGAAGTCCACGGAATGTACATAAAGTCAAGTTCACTTGTTAGTGTACCCGAATTACTACCTAATTGAAATCCGCTTAAGTCAATAATCTTGTTGAATATGTATCGAGCCGAAACAAATGGTGTTAACTCACCAGCTTTCGCTACTACGTTTCTATTAGTTGAATTGATGCAACGCGAATTTTCATCGTTAACATTACCTACCCAATTTTGACCTCTATCAGTTAGGCTTAAGTAGATATCCGTTTCAGCATTGAAGATTGCAATGTTGTCGTATTCAACAACGTAGTTATAATCGGTTTGAAGTTGTGTTGAAATATAACCTTTGAAATCGTTATCTCCGATATTCTTAAAGAAGTCCACTACGTTGCCAAAGAACACAATCTCATATTCACTTACCTCACCATTGGAAGTATAACAAGCCTTGAATTGGCAGTTACCCTCCAAAATTGGAATCGTGTCAACCGTGATGATTGCGTTTAGTTTTCGCTTTGGATTGAATGAAGCAAATTGGTAAGTGTTTTCTTGGATAAACCCAAATATCTTTCCGTTGGTTTGCGTTGCAGGAATGCGAAAAGTACGCGAGTACGATCCACGCGGTTTTAAATCTTTGATGTCGCTAAAGTTGAACTGTAGCGCAATCGTCTCGTTTTCGTAAAGGTCGACCAATGTTGGTACATTGTCGCCTTGACTATAAATTATAAGTGCTGTTTCCATTTGTTGTTATTAGGGACAATTACCAAAACCAACCGTTACATAAATATTACCGCTAACACTTCCACCGCCTGACCAACCTGGCATTTGAATATAAAACCAATTGTCAGAAGTTGTATAAGTACCCCAAACACCTGTCGCTATTATTGTAGTTCCTGAAGTTTGTAATCCCATTAAACTTGTTCGCGTTCCACCACCTGTTACAATATCTCCCAAATCTATATATCCGTTTCTCACGATTGTAGATGGACAATTAAAGTTGTAATCTACGCGCACATAATAAACTTCACCTGGAATTGGTGTATTACTCAAAGCATCATTTACATCAATTCTAACATATGTATCTCTTGTGGCATTCGTTACAACTATATTAGCCGCATTCCCTAAATTAGAACCGAGTGTTAAAGCAGAACTTCCACCTAATCTTGTAAATACATTATAATATTCACAAGCTACAGGCGCAGGAATTGGGAAAGGAGTATTAATGATATTTAATGTCTCATTGTCGTTTGCAATTTGTAGGCGCAATGTTTGGTTATACTTGCGTGAGTTTCTTTCTCTACGCATTAAGTAGTTATTGTCCTCAACTACAACTGGAACAACCGAATAACCATCTACGTTATCGTCAACCATCCAAACGGATTTAGAACGGAACAAATCGCGCATATATTTAAACTCACTTTCGGTAAGCCAATTTGAATTTAAATTAAGGAACGTTTTAACAATCGGTTCGCGCTCAGTTAGTGAACGTGAAAATGCTTCTGTTGAAAACGGATTGTCAGTTGTCGCGTTATTGTAGTCACCTAAATACTGCTTGTATCGTTTCTTATCCACCTCAATGGATCTCTCATTTTTCTTAATAAAAGAATAACTATCCCAACCGCCCATTTGATTAAGCCAATACAAATGCACTGGGTTATACTTGCAATCGCTTTCAATCCAATAACCATATTTAGCGGTTACTTCGTTATCATCTGCATCAACACCTACCAAAGTCCAATAAGCGGTATTATCCGCAGTTGTTTGGTCAATGTAGCCACCATTAATAAGGTTCTTTAATCCTGTTGGTAAATGAAACAATGAAGAAAATCCTGTTAAAAATGGTATTGAAAAAGTAGATATAACCGTTCCAAGTTCATCATATAACTCAAAAAGAAAATTATCAATATTAAAAAATGGATAATTTGTATTTAAATAAGTTCCATCATCTGCAATCCAAGATAGTATTCTATAGGCGCTATCTTCTTGCCCTGAAACATTTGAACGAGATATTTTTTGCCAGTTTATTGTTTCGCTTTGAAGTGATGCAGGAAGGTTAATTGCAGTCGCTACTGTTTCATCATTAAAGCCAAGTGTATTATCATAGGCTTGACATAATGCTAATGGTTTTGTGTCGTTTGTACCCATAACAATAAAGTTCTGCTTACCGCTACCATATACGCACATAATTGAATAAGTTTGTAAATCAGTTTGATCTTCGGTAAAAACACCTGCTATATTCCAACCTTCATAACATTGAACTCTAAATTGGTTAACATTTAATCGGCTTGAAATAACTGATTCACTTATATGTACTAATACATCAGTTGTATTATATACCATTGGAGTAGGTGTTAACTGATTAAAAATTGTTTTGCAGTTAAATACACCATTAAAATTAGCATTTGGTGAAACGTAAAACTTATATTCGTTTCCTGTAGCCATATCGCCCACGTTGAAGATGTACTTAAAACCATCTTCAGTCACGTTATCCGATGATATCGTTACTGCTACATCATTATTTGAATAGGCTAAACCGCTTAATTCATCATAACCCTGCGCGGATAATCCTGTAATCTTTGTCGTTATCATACTTTTATTTTCTTTTGAAGGTTATCTTCAATTACAATTTTTATTTCTTTACCAAGTGCCTCCGCGAATTGTGGCTCGTAAACATCAATTAAATCATTAACAGCATCACCCCAATAATAAAGCGGAGGTATACCCCTGCGACCTATGGCACGTGCAATATTGAATGCAGCCGCCTCGATTCTTTCTGGTGTTTGCTTAACTATCTTGCCATCCAAAGAACGAACCTTAATAGGCTTTATTTTCATCCATTGTATAATAGCTTCAATAGGTGGTCGCTTTGAGTTTGCTCTACGACCTTGCTCAACTACATCAGCATATTGACTCGCCTTGCCTTTGGCAAAGAATTCTAACTTACCTTTCTTCGCGTTGTAATAATATGCAAGTGATCTACGTAATGTATCAGATGCAACCGCACGTCTTTTCTTTCCTTTAACGGTACGATATGCACCGAGATTCTGCATTGCCTTTTCGACAACGTCAGCACCAAACTTATTGATTAAATCATTTAAAGGACTATTAGCCATTTATGAAAGTTAAGAATGCTGTGTTTGAATCATCTGCTAATAATTGAGCAAAGGCTTCTATTCCCTTTTCCTCTAACTTCTCCATAAATACTCCATAGTTCTCTATGTCGTTTGGCTCCCAAGCCAAAAACACACTCCCATTTCCTACAACACAACCAACCCCATTATTTT